GTAATGACCTGGTCAAGAGTATCTTCAAGACGTGCCCTACATTCCTAAAGTATTTACAGGATAGTAGGTCTAGTCGAGCACAATTGCCTGATGCTTCTCAAATAGTATTGAAGAAGTTCGCTTCTATGGGTTCAGCACTTTGCTTTCCTGTAGAAGCCATGGTGTTTTATACCATTGTTCTTGCGAGCATGGTACACCAATCAGGTCGACGCCCATCAAATAAACTGTTGGCACGGCTTTCTGCTAAAATTGCCGTGTATGGCGATGATATCATCGTTCCAACAGAGATGGCAGACGGAGTAATGGTTTGGCTCGAGGCCCTAGGGCTTCGGGTGAACCATGAAAAGTCCTTTACCAAAGGATTCTTTAGGGAATCCTGCGGCGGCGATTACTATCGTGGGGAGGATGTTACACCTTCCTACGTACGCCAGTGGGCTGACTCCGTCGACACACGTAATCCGCAGTTCGTAGCGGCTTGCGTATCGTTATCCAATCAATTTTACATGAAAGGACTTTGGTATGCAAGTCAATACATCCGGGATTGCGTCGAGGCCAAAATTGGCAAGCTCGCGCGGACGACTCACCCCGTTGGATGTCTTACATGGACTTCACTGTTCTTTAACAGTGGGCTCAGGTATGAATCCAGCAGATGTGGGTATTCTGTGCGAGGGCCTTCTTTGGTCCCTCGGCGACGCCAAGATCACGTTCTCGACGTTCGAGGAGGGTTGCTTGTGGCTTTTGGGTCACAAGCACAATCCCTTTCGCGACGACGGCTTCTATCTCACCTTCGTGGACGATGTAGTCTACGAAGGCTCGAGATATCAAGCCGATACCTTCATAACCAAGGAGGCACAACGCCAACTTGGCCTGGAGGATTCGTCACTGGGGATGTTCTCTCCGAATGTAGAGAAACGTCACAGGTTGCACCTTTGGACAATCAACGAATCGTTGAGGGTTCTGCCGTGGCACCACTTGAGAAATCAAGGGTGCCTTTGTACGACAGTTCCTATCACGATCGATGGGAGTCTTTTGGAGCTCATCCTGAACCTGGGAGTTGGGAGGACCATCTCCAGTCAAGCAAGCGCTTGGCATGGAGTGATCCCCCACTTCCTCGGGATCTCAGCACGAGTGTGAGGCCCTACGCTCTCAAGATAAAGCGTAGGTTGGTGCCGGTACACAATACCGGGCTCATCTGGAATTAAAACGGGATTAACTTCCCGACCAGTTGAGAGCAAGGAGACGCAGGCCTTAACAGGCCTTAGCAGTGC